GGAAACGATATCGATCACTTCCTCGATGGATTCCTTTGCTTCCTCTGCAAGAACGGGTTGATCCGTAATCTTAGATACGATATCGATCACTTCCTCGATGGATTCCTTTGCTTCCTCTGCAGGTCCAATTTGTAAAGGCTGATCCGTAATATTGGAAACGATATCGATCAGTTCATTAATAGATTCCCTTGGTTCCTCTGCAGTAACCGGTTGATCCGTAATCTTAGAGACGATATCGATAAGTTCATTAATGGATTCCTTTGGTTCTACTGGAGAAACCGGTTTGTCTGTTATCTTGGAAACAATATCGACCAGTTCATCAATAGATTCCTTTGGTTCCTCAGGTTTCTCTGCAGGAACAGGTTGGTCGGTTATCTTCGAAACAATATCGACCAGTTCATTAATAGATTCCTTTGGTTCCTCAGGTTTCTCTGAAGGAGCAGGTTGTTCCGTAATACTGGAAACAATATCGACCAGTTCATTAATAGATTCCTTTGGTTCCTCTGGTTTCTCTGCAGGAACAGGTTGTTCCGTAATACTGGAGACGATATCGACCAGTTCATCAATGGATTCTTTAGATACCTTTGTTTCCAAAGGAGGAATTTCGTTTATGCTATCGATCAACCTGACAATTGCAGTTGTATCAATTGTTTCCTCAGGTTTCGCTTCAGGAACAGGTTGATCGGTTATGTTCGAAACAAGGTCCACCAGATCATTTACAGGTTCCTTTGGTTCCACAGTAACGGGTTGTTCGGTTATGTTGGAAACAATATCAATTACTGCATCAATAGGTTCTTTTGGTTCAACAGTAACGGGTTGTTCGGTTATGTTGGAAACAATATTTATTATTTCTTCAATGGATTCCTTTTCTTCCTTTGCTTCCATTGTATTTATACCATCTACCAAACCGACAATATCGGTCGTATCAATGATATCTTTTGGTTCCACTGCAGGTAAAGGTTGATCAGTTATGTTCGAAACGATGTCCACTACTTCATCAATGGATTCCTTTGACTCAGTTGTTAGGTTGTAAATTAGATCAACAATGTCGGAAGCATCGGTCAATTCTTCAGTTGTTGGTTTCGCAACAATGTTGGAAACAACATCCACTAGATCTTCCACAGACTCTTTTGATTCCGCAGGTTCCGAAGGTACGGGTTGATCGGTTATCTTGGAAACGATGTCTAACACTTCCTCAATAGGTTCCTTTGTTTCCAAAGGAGGAATTTCATTTATACCATTTACCAAATCGACAATATCGGTCGTATCAATGATACCTTTTGGTTCCACTGCAGGTAAAAGTTGATCGGTTATGTTGGAAACGACATCCACCAGACCCTCCACTGATTCTTTTGGTTCCGCAGGTTCCGAAGGTACAGGTTGATCGGTTATCTTGGAAACGATGTCTAACACTTCCTCAATAGGTTCCTTTGTTTCCAAAGGAGGAATTTCATTTATACCATCTACCAAATCGACAATATCGGTCGTATCAATGGATTCTTTTGGTTTCTCTGCAGGTAAAGGCTGTTCAGTTATGTTGGAAACGACGTCCACAAGACCCTCCACTGATTCTTTTGGTTCCACAGGTCCCTCTGGTTCCGAAGGTACGGGTTGGTCGGTTATCTTGGAAACGATGTCTAACACTTCCTCAATAGGTTCCTTTGTTTCCAAAGGAGAAATTTCGTTTATACCGTCTACCAAACCAACAATATTGGTTGTATCAATGGATTCTTTTGGTTTCTCTGCAGGTAAAGGTTGGTCGGTTATATTCGAAACGACGTCAACTACTTCATCAATGGAACCTTTTGACTCAGTTGTTAGGTTGTAAATTAGATCAACAATGTCGGAAGCGTCGGTCAATTCTTCGGTTGATGGTTTCGCAATAATGTTGGAAACAATGTCTATCACTTCCTCAATAGGTTCCTTTGCTTCCAAGGGAGGAATTACGTTTATACCATCTACCAAACCGACAATATCGGTCGTATCAATTGTTTCTTTTGGTTTCGCCGCAGGTCCCTTCGGGAAGGGTTGTTCAGTTATGTTGGAAACGACGTCCACCAGACCTTCCACAGATTCCTTTGATTCCGAAGGTACAAGTTGATCGGTTATCTTGGAAACAATATCTAACACTTCATCAATAGGTTCCTTTGCTTCCAAGGGAGGAATTTCATTTATACCATCTACTAAACCGACAATATTGGTCGTATCAATGGATTCCTCTGGTTCCACTGCAGGTCCCTTCGGAAAGGGTTGGTCAGTTATGTTCGAAACGACGTCCATTAGATCCTCCACAGACTCTTTTGATTCCACAGGTTCCGAAGGTTCCGGAGGTACAGGTTGATCGGTTATCTCGGAAACAATATCTAATACTGCCTCAATAGGTTCCTTTGCTTCCAAGGGAGGAATTTTGTTTATACCATCTACTAAACCGACAATATCGGTCGTATCAATGATAACTTCTGGTTCCACTGAAGGTCCCTTCGGAGAAGGTTGTTCAGTTATGTTCGAAACGATGTCCACTACTTCATCAATGGATTCCTTTGACTCAGTTGTTAGGTTGTAAATTAGATCAACAATGTCGGAAGCGTCGGTCAATTCTTCAGTTGTTGGTTTCGCAACAATGTTGGAAACGACATCCACCAGATCCTCCACAGACTCTTTTGGTTCCGAAGGTCCCTCTGGTTCTGCAGTTACAGGTTGATCGGTTATCTTGGAAACGATGTCTATCACTTCATCAATGGGTTCCTTTGCTTCTATCGGTTCCTTTATGTTTATACCATCTACCAAACCAACAATATCGGTCGTATCAATGGACTCTTCTGGTTCCGTAGGTCCCTTCGGAGAAGGTTGGTCGGTTATGTTCGAAATGACGTCCATTAGACCCTCCACTGATTCCTTTGATTCCGCAGGTTCCGAAGGTACTGGTTGATCGGTTATCTTGGAAACAATATCTAACACTTCCTCAATAGGTTCCTTTTCTTCCAAGGGAGGAATTTCGTTTATACCATCTACCAACCCGACAATTTCGGTCGTATCAATGGACTCTTCTGGTTCCGCAGGTCCCTTCGGAGAAGGTTGGTCAGTTATGTTGGAAACGACATCCACCAGACCCTCCACAGACTCTTTTGACTCAGTTGTTAGGTTGTAAATTAGATCAACAATGTCGGAAGCGTCAGTTGATGGTTTCGCAACAATGTTGGAAACGACGTCCATTAGACCCTCCACTGATTCTTTCGGTTCCGCAAGCGTGGGTTGATCAGTTATGTTGGAAACGACATCTATGACTTCATCAATAGATTCCCCTGGTTCTTTTACGTTTATACCGTCTACCAAATCAACGATTGCGGTTGTATCAATGGAACCCTCTGGCAAAGGTTGATCAATTATGTTGGAAACGATATCTACCACTTCATCAATGGATTCTTTAGACTCCTCTATTACTGGTTGGTCCGTAATCTTGGAAATGAGGTCTATCACTTCATCAATAGGTTCCTTTGATTCCTCTATTATTGGTTGATCTGTAATGTTGGAAATGAGGTCTATCACTTCATCAATAGGTTCCTTTGATTCCTCGGGTTCTTTTACATTTATACCTTCTACCAAACCGACAATCTCGGTTGTATCGATGGAACCCTCTGGCAAAGGTTGATCAGTTATGTTGGAAACAACGTCTATTACTTCATCAATGGATTCTTTAGATTCCTCGGGTACCAATTCGTTTATATCATCTACTAAACCGACGACATCGGTTGTATCAATGGAACCCTTTGACAAAGGTTGATCGGTTATGTTAGAAACAACGTCTAACGCTTCTTCAATGGATTCCTTTGATTCGGACGTTAGGTTATAAATTAAATCAACAATGTCGGAAGCGTCGCTTACTTTTTCGATGGGTTCCTTTGATTCCACTTGGTTGACCAAATCGACAATCTCGGTTGTATCAATGGACTCCTCAGGGACCAGAGGAGAAGGTTGACTGGTAATATTAGAAACAAGGTCTACCAAATCCTCAATGGATTCTTTAGATTCCTCTGGAAAAGGTCGATCTGTTATTCTAGAAATAAGGTCGATTACTTCATCAATAGGTTCCTTTGGTTCCATTGAGTTGATACCTTCTATCAAACCGACAATTTCGGTTGTATCAATGGATTCCTCAGGGACCAGAGGGGAAGGTTGACCGGTAATATTGGAAACAGTATCTACCAAATCCTCAATAGGTTCTCTTGATTCTGATGTCAAATTATAAATTAAATCAACAATATCGGAAGCGTCGCTCACTTCTTCCCCGATCCCTACAGAATCATCATTGGGTACCGGTGGAACCGTTGCGTTTATACTATCTATCAAACCGACGATTTCTGCGGTATCAATGGATTCTACCGATCTATCTCCGTAAGGGCTTTGCTCGGGAGGAGATCGTGCATTGATGTCATCTATCAAACTAACAATTGGTTCTGTATCGAGGGTTATATCTAAATTTTGGGGGTTATTAGATATGCCACGACTTGCCATTTAAATATTACTTATTACTTATTTAATAATGATACAAATATTTATGTATTTTACTATATTTGTATCATTCAATATACCATACAAAAGTTAATGAAAAATTAACGACTTGCTTTAGATGTTTTTCTATTTCTTCGTCTAGTAACACCATTTCTACGTAATGATTTCTTCTTTTTACCCCCTTTGTTGTAATTATTATTGTTTTCTACTTGTTCTTTTAGTCTATCTTCTATTTGTTTGCTCCTAGCATCCCTAATTGGTCCTATAACTCTTTCATTCTCTTCTAGTAAACGTTCAATACGTTTTCTTTCCGCGCTTATTTCATTATCTCCCATTGTACCTAATGGTTTATTCAAAGGGAACCCATCGTCATCATCTTTGGCTTTTTGTACATTTTTGGCAAGAGTATCTATATTTGGGATAGGGAAATTATCATCATCATCACTTTCATCGTCTGATCCCGTTCCGCCCATCTGAATCTGCGCCAACCGTCGCCTGTCCATCTCTCTTTTAACAAGTTCTTGCATTTTCTTTTTTCTTTCTTCAGAACCAAGAGCCGTATTAGCTTCTTCTGTAACAATAGAATTTAAAAAATTGTTAACATCTGTTTCCTTGCCTTCCCTAATGTCTTTTTGAATGCCTTCGACTAGATTAAGTATATTATTCTTATCTTCTTCTTCCCAATCAATACCTTTTAAATAATCAAGCCTTTCTTGAACCCAATCATATTTAGTACTAAAAAAAAAATTTAAAAATCGTATTGCGTCTTTGCTAGTACTGCCAATTTGATATGTTACGCACTCGTTTTGTTTGCACGTATTCAATTTATCCCCAATATCTCCTATATTTCCTATACCTAGGATTGGTACTATTGTAACAATACCTTGGTCTTTTTTAAAAGCTATTGCTCGAAAATCACCAGCAGCACCTCTCATCGGTGCAATATTTTTTGGGGCAGCATATTCAGAAGGTTCCAAAGTTGTTAATTCATCTTCCATTTTTTATATTCGTATTAAAATAACATTAGATATTTTTATAATAGCCTAACAACAGAATAGAGCGCACATATTCTTGGCTTCCAAATTATTTTCCGATTTTTTGAACAGTTGTTCAATCATCTCGTCATCCCTAAATCGGATCGTATAGTCCTGTTGTACGTTATTACGCCCAATACGCCCCATCGCCTGCAATGTCTTCTGTTGGGTCATTCTTGTTAAATCCTTTCCAATGAATCCGTGGCAAAACTGGTAATTGGTCCCGTAAATATAATCGGTCGATGCGATGATCATAAAGAGCCGTTGTTCATCAGCCAATTTCTTCATAATTTCGCGGTACTCGACGCACTTGATGTCGGCGAACAGTCCGATCCCTAACAGCAGCAATACCTTGAAATGATTGTCGATGTTGAGATGCATAATGGTCTTGGCAATGTCTTCACCGATGTTCGAAACGAAACTGGATTCGTTGACATCAACTGACCATATCTGTTGATGAGGACGGGTATTCGGAACATACATTGCGTCTAAAGAGACCAGTTTGATCTCCTTGCGCAGCTTGTTGATCTCGTCCATCCATTTTTGGGATTCGTTGCAGAGCCGCCCACTCTCTCTGGCCGACGCCTTGGAATCCTTGGCTTCGCCAGGGCAAGCGGTTTTTGCTTCTTTCAGTTCGATCATTTCTTCGAGGTTCTCAATCTTTTGAATGAAATCCGCGTTCTGAGTGATTTTCAACAGGATATTTTGGAAGACGGACGCAGCAATGTTCGACTGTTGAATGTAGAAATTTCCGATCTTATTCACATCGTCGGCTAAGAAGATGGTGGGTCCGTCGGTAAGTGTATGGGCATCAGTGGTAGTGAGCAAGATGCCTTTCGCTGCTGCGGGGGGAGGTTTAGAAAGCCCCGAATCTAAACTGTATGATTTGACAAGTTGTTGTGACCTGTGGTCACTGACCAAACTCTTGGGAGTTAGTTGTTGTGACCCATATTTTTCTTTTCGGTTCATTATAGCGTAATTATGGATTTGCGTCCATTTTTCGGGACCGTTGTCGATATGCAACAAGAGATCCAGATAATATTCTTTGAGCCGGTTCATCGTAATGTCGCTAATATTGCCGCTGAAATATTCGTCGATGCAGTACGATTCGTTCATTGCACCTTGCCCATTGACATATTCGACGAATCGGATGATTTCACGGAGATCGAAATAACGGAGCAACGTCTTGTTTTCTAAGCAGTATTCGGCACAACGAACCAAATCGTCGTAGTTGGAGTGCATATAGTGAGGCAGAACACAAAACCCCTCTTTATTCAGAATAGGGATCGATTTACGGCAATCAAAACTCTTGATCGTATGAATCTCGACAACGCCCTCGAATTTTGATCGGAAATCGTCGAACACCGGTTGGATATCGTCATTGGACGGGAGAGTGGCACAAGACAGTACGACCGTCGGGATCTTGTTTTCTGCCCAGTTGCGCTTGATCGTCGCGTGGAGAGGATGGTCTTCGTAGTCCATTGTAATGGTAGGCTCGTCCCAGTAAGTAATGATGTTGTCTTCGCGGTTGAACGCCAGCATATAATACATCGCGGTCAAATAGGACTGAACATCGCAGATCATAATTTCGACATTGTCCCCGACAGAATTGTCGACTTTCCAAATGCCGCCCGACTTGCGATTCTTGGTGAAATTGACGGCGGAGAAATAGTGGAGGCGGATGTCGGAAGCCGTTTCGCAACCAAAGGCAAATGCCACCTTTTTCTCGACGGAGATGGCGGCTTTCGCCAGAGCCAGGCCGATGTGCCGGGCAACACATACGAAAATCACCCGATATCCTTGAGAAAGTCCGATCGGACTCAGGGTCTTACCTGTTCCGGTAGGGGCCGTATAGAGGATGAGGGAGGGGACGAAATTGGTCGATTTTTGTACAATGGTGAACAGCTCTTTCTGATGGGAGAACAGGGTTTTGTCCTCGTACTTTAACAGGAATGAGTTGCGTTCGATGAAGTCGTAGGCGTTTGTGATGATTTCGCTCGTCTTGGTGATCGAATTTCCGTAGTGAATGGTCGAATCGACAAATGCGATCATATGTTGATTGAGATGGGCAATCGATGTTTTTTTGAGTTGGATTAGGGTATATAGATAAAAGGCATATCGCTGCTTTTTTTTCGATATGTGCTTGATCATATCTTTGCAGAGGTCGAACAGTAGGAATTCGAAGATGTGACCACGATTGAGAGTGATATGGTTGTCTAGGTTCTGGAGACGGATCGAATCCGCGCTTTTCATCGTACGGAGTTCTCCACCACCAAGACCACCTGCAGACTTTGCAGTAATAGGAATCCCCTTACCGTATTTTTTTAGCATAGAGAGAATGTCTTCTTCGAAGTATTTTTTGTAGAGGAAGTACTCGATTTCCGGAGTTTTTTCCATTTTGATGTGAGAGAACAGAGATTGAGACTCGTTGATACGGATATTCACGTTATGATATCCATCGGTGATCATCTGTACAATTTGTTTTTCCTGTTCCGAGATGGGGATTTCAATGTTCTCCCATTCAGACTTGGTAAGTTTGTTCTGAGTAAGATCCATTTTGATGATAGAATGACGATGTAAATGATATCATAATATTATTATATCATTTTAGAATTCAATTTTTCGATGGAATAATGTTAGGTGAGAACAATTTGTACAATAATTTACTGACTTGCTGTTGTGTATTGGCCGGATCGTCGTCTTCATCGTCGTCTTCATCGACATCGCTTTCTTCGTCCTTTTCTATCTTTTGCAGCATCTTTTTACTTTTCTCTACTTCGTTTCGAAAAGTTGGTTGGCTTCCTCCCTTAATACCCTGACCCTTGTAAATATCGTCCTCATCGCGCTCGGCAAAATAAGAATAGATTTCCTCCAACATCTTAGATGGGCATTCTGTCGTAGGCACCAAGAGACCATTGCTATCGTATTTCGTATGGATACTAGGACAATAGCGATGGGCAACCAATATCTTCCAACGTTCTCCGTATTTACGACTGGCTTTGGACCCGTGATAATAATGGCGAATGACCCCGGGAACATAGCCGAACCGCATATTCTTCACGCGCACTTGGTACTCATTGACTGTATCCTTGTAATTCTGGGTATTATCCTTATTTAATGCGAATTCGACACCTTTTTTTAAAAAACTGAGCGCCATAATGTTATCTCCTGAACCCAAGATGCCCTTGTCGTAGAGACCCCCCATTTTTTCGTAGGCTTTTCGTGTGCAGGCCCACCCGTAGCCCGGGTGCCAATAATTGAGCGAATTACTGGAATACTGCATTTCCTTGGTGTATTGATATCCCCAGCTCGTAAAGATCTTCATTGCATCGCCCGACGGACCCATATCGACACAGTGACTGAAGAGTTGGACAACATCTTTGGATCCATTCAGTATTTTTAGCGTGTCGAGTGCCCACGTAGGGTTCTCAAATTCGATGTCTGCATCGATCCATGCAACGGCTTTCCAATTCGACGGGAGCAATGCACGTATTCCCAGGTTCACCATATTTTCTTTGTGCCAAAGGGGAGTTTCGCATCGCAATTGCAAATGGCGGCTGTTCTTCTTGTCGGTAATAATAAAACGCTGTTTTCCGTAAGCCAGTTCTACCACATAGAGGGAAACATTCGGCTCCTCTATCTCCATACGTTGAATAAATTCCCTTGTTAGAATGTAGCGGCGCGCGAACAAACAAGGGTTCGAAACCACGATAACTACATGGAGCTTGTCATCGATCGGGTCGTTGTTCACAATCGCTTCCTTTGTTTCGTTTTTGTTGTAGTGTATATCGTCGATTTCAATGTCATTGATCACGGTCATTTACATACTATCATACTTTATTCTCTAAATTATATTTTCAGGGCAAAATAATACAAAATTTGTATCTCAATACATAAAATGAACAAGGTATGGGATATATTTAAGAAACCACCAACATACGTGAATTTCGAAGATGTACAGGATTATATCAAAAAACGAAACACCAATATTCCTCCATTATTTATCAATACCTTATTACCTACCGAACAAGATTGTTTGATTTCGACCACGATACTTTGTAGCGAAGAAGAGAACCTGATCAACGAGATTTTATCAAAAGGAACCAATCGACCCATGGTGATTTACGGAAAGAATGACGTGGACACTACAGTCGATAAAAAGTACCATCAATTGGTGTCTCTAGGGTTCTCGGAAGTTTACATATATAGGGGCGGATTGTTCGAATGGTTGTTACTGCAGGACATCTATGGTCACAAAGAATTCCCTACAACGGGAAAAACGCTGGATCTGTTGAAATACCGGGTCCGTCGAAAAGTAAATATTTAACGTAAAATGTTTAAAGGTATCGAGAGAAACGTATCAACAATGTGTTGTTGGCGATTTTTACCCTTTTTCTGGTTGTTTTCTATGGGATCTGGTCTTATTCAACGAAATTTCATCAAGATACCTAAGATAGAAAAGATCCAGATCCTCTCCAATTATCATTTTGACAACGACAATCCCTTGGTTCTCCAGAAGAAGGTGGATGCGTGGATAAATATTACCCGAATCGACCGCAATTTTCTGCCTATTTCGATACTTGTCGGACTAAGTGGCTACATCACGGACAAGACCGCGATATTCAGCGTCCCCTTTTTGGGTGCATTTTCTATGGTTCATATGGTGTCGGCACTAAGTATGGTGATCAATGATTTGCACGATATTGACGCTGACTGTATCAACCATAGCGAGAGACCACTGGTGCAGGGGACGATTACCGAGAAAGAGGCGGTCATATTTGTGATCGTGGCCCTACTCGCGATTCCTGTCGTGGGATATGCTACATTGCCTTCCTATGTAGCTCCCATCTGGCTAGGGGTAACTGCTCTGGTCATTTCCTATAGTCCGATCCTGAAGAAGATGTTTTTCGTTAAGAATATGACGTGCGCATTGGTCGTATCGTCTACGGTGCCGTTTGTCGCGCTCTCACTAGCAAATCCTTTGCCAAATTTGCATTGGATTCGTCTGACGGCCCAGACGCTGTTTATGGCGTCTCTTTACATCGAACTTTTGTTGGACATTACGGACATTCGCGGTGATGAGGAAAATGGAGTACCTACTCTTCCTGTAGTATTCGGAAAAGAGACTACTCTAGGATTTGTGGCGGGAATCGTGAGTGTGGGGTGGGTCAATATGCTGACTGATTTGTATACGCATCGGGTACCTGCCCCTGTTTTCGCAGGGATTACGTTGGCTTACGCTCCCTTTTATCTGAATTTATGGAGAATATGGAGAACCAATGGATCGAAATCGATGGTGAATAATGCGATTCGGCAAACCACGATTTCCCTGATCGTCTATTTCGCATCTATTATCGGGTTACAGTAAAAAACGAATTTTGTCGTTGGCACATATAAATTGAATTTTCGGCCAATTTTTTGATTTCGACCAGTTCTCTCTTTACTTGATTGAGTTCGTCACGCAATCCAACAGCATCTCGAATATTGCAACATATACATAGTCCCAACAATGAAATACAAATCCATTCGAACATTTATATGCATATTTTGCGAAAACTATTTATATTTGTTTATTGAAACAAATATAAAACTAACCCATTATGGTAATATATATAATAAGATGTCAGGAGATATGCTGGTAATGAAAATGGTGGAATACGGTGCTCTCTATAGCAATAAAGAAATATCTCCATTAGGTGCATTGGTAACAGCATACGTATACTACGATTATAAGACCACGCTTTTTGGGGTATGTGTCGAATTCCAAAAAACGAACAGTGGTAAAAAGGGTAATTTTTCCTATTATTCTGACAACAAGGAGGTGTTGTTGGATCTATTGGTCGATATTATTACTGATGTTAAGCAGACAGAAGTAGCATTATTGAACTACAAGGATATGCCGAAGAATCCCGATGATATTACCTTTGAAATGTTGGATGATGCAGATTCTGATGAGGTTATGTGTTACGCTTATAACCAGGATTTCGACGAGGATGATGACTCGAACGAGGAAGCAGAAGATTTTCCTAATGCGACTATTGAGAAGTATTTGAACATCATTGAGGCGGTCTTCAATGCCTATTAAATTAAGGGAACCTACGGTTCCCTTAAGATCCCTCCTTTAAGAAATAAACAGGAGAGGGAGAGGTCTTAGGAGAACCGTAGGTTCTCTTAAAAGGAGGGATCATAAGGGAACCATTGGTTCCCTTAATTACTTCCACGTCCCGAAATAATTATGTCGGGCATAATCCCCAAAATACTGTCTTTTCCCATTATCCAATATCTTGATTCCTTTCTTATTCTTGTAATCAATATAAATATCAGTAACAAAATCCGGACCCGTAGTTTTGTAAATATAATCTTCTGATGCAAAATCTACCTGTCTTATGTATTTGTTCAAATTATTATGAATGTTATCGATCAACATTTTTATAAACGGGTGTTTAGGTGATGCACCGAAAGCATACTGCCCCAATAAAAAGTTATGACCTTTCTCGCAGTAAGATTTATACCGGGGATGTTTACATAATCGCATATCGATATATTCGTCGACAGGAAAAACACAAGAGTATTGCAAGAGCGGATCAAATGGTTTCAATACACTGATATCGAGATCCAAATAGAATCCTCCGTAATGGTAGACGGCTACATAACGGAAGAAATCGATTTTCTGTATTTTTACAGGCAGCTTTGTAAATGTGTTCCAATATTCTGGATAATGTGTTTTAAAGAATTTTTCAATGCTTTCATCGGTGAAAAAAAGGTATTCGTAGTCAGGATTATTGGCTTTTACGGATTCAATGAGGGTCATATAACGTTGAGGAACCGTATTGGTTTTCCACGTTTGGATAATTATTTTCGGGATTCCTTCACCACTGGTTGCTTCCGTACTTTCTAAATTATTTGAAATTGAATTAGCGATTGTCGTATTATTTAAACCATAAAAATTATATATGATAATTAATAATATGGCTAGTACGATCGCCGTTACGATCAAATAATACAACATTATATATTATAATATACATTTTATATATAATGTCTAACAAAATATCGAAAATAGTAATATGTTTATTAATTCTATGCTTATTAATAATTTATTACTATTTTGGTAATAGAAATTATTATGAATCATTCGAAGATGCTGGTATCATACCTCATTATTTTTTTCAAATATGGATTAATGAAGGGGGCATTATTCCGAAATTAATTCAAGATAATTTTGAAAATATAAAAAAGGAGAACCCTGATTTTGAATGTAAAATGTATAATAAGGATGACTGTATAAAATTTTTAGAAGATCATTTTGATGACGATGTTATAAATGCTTATAAAAAGATTATTCCGGGTGCATACAAAGCCGATTTAATGAGATATTGTATTCTTTATGAGAAGGGAGGTATATATTTAGATGCAAAAATGAAACCAATCAATGGTTTCAAATTAATAGATGTTACAGATAAAGAGTATTTTGTAAGAGATTTTAAATCAGCTGGTGGTGGTATATGGAATGGATTTATTGTATGCAAAAAAGGGAATGCCAAAATGTTAAATGCTATTAATCAAATAGTTAAGAATGTGAATGAAAAATATTACGGGGAAAGTTCCCTAGACCCTACTGGACCATTGCTATTAAAGAAAATGTTTACAGAAGATGAAATAAAAAATTTTGATTTTGATTTTACAATTGATCCTAATTCTCTCGATCCACTAAAAGCTACATTAATTGTTTCGAGAGAATATGAAAACTACGAAAAAGCCATTCTAATTAAAGACGAAACATTAGTAATAGAACAAACTAAACACAGGAAAGAAAAAAACTATGGAGATTTATGGAATGAACAAAATATTTATAAATATGAAAATTTCCAGAATTTCTATTTATAAGAATAAAAATTTTCTATTGTTACATCATTAATAGTACTATTATTTACACCTCCTTGATCAACCATAGTAGGATTTATTAAGTATGTTTGAATTTTATTTTCTTTAATGAGACGTTCATATTTTAAATCAATAGGTTCATTAATATAACTAATTAATGGTATTATTTTATTTATTTTACTATTATTAATAAGGTAACCTTGAAGTCCTATTAGAGATTGATTATTATTAACGTAATAAATGTTATCATCAAATTTATCACCGTAACTTGAATTAATATTTCCCAAATATATCATATCAAACTTACCATCTAATTTATTAAGAATATTTATTACATCCCTTAAAAAATTATTGGATTTAATATCAAAATCGTCTTCAAATATTATCGAATAACCTGTATTTTTGGTTTCCACTATCATTTTTAATATATTTAAATGACTTAAGTAGCATCCAATACCGCGCTTTCTTATCTTTTCATTATCATTCATTGAACTATTTTGTGAAACTATTCCTGAATCTATAAGTTGTTTTTCATCTAGACTATCGCCTTTAACTGCATCAAATATATTAATTTTTTCATTTATTTTATTTTCTTGTCTATTAATATTATCTAAACGGTTTTCGTGACGTAAACTTATTACGTACATATCAATATCAGAATTACTATATCCCTCCTTTATTTTATAAGAATTTATTAAACTTGATATAAGTATAATAATTAATAATATGATGATACTCGTTTTCATTATATAATTATATTATAAATAGAAAAAAACTAAGACAGTTGTCGCACTATATCATCGATAGTGAGCTTGCTAAAATCAGGGTAAGCTTTTTGCGAAAAAAATAGGATGATATTATCATTACTATCATATATATGAGTAAACGCCGGACCTAATTTTTCGGTGTAGGTTATCGGCTTACTGATGTCGGGATACAGATTAATACCTGGAAACTTGTTCATATGAAAAGGTACATTTTCGAGTAAACACGCGATCCAGAACGTCTCTTTGTCTCCGTGCACGTATTTATAAGTCTCCTTGTGTTCTTTATTAAGTTCGAAAATTGTATCGACGACTTTTGGGTGTCGTTTTTTATTCATAAATACCATTCCGGATTCCTGATAAAACCAATACTGTTGGACATTGCTTGGAAAGTTATATAAATAATAACAATCGGGGGGTAAATATGGTGAAGGTCTGGGCATCAACTTTTGAAACCATTGAATACGGGCATCCTCTTCTTCATCACTTTTAGGTTTATGTTTCAAATAATCTCTGAAAAAGAAGGTGCCAGTGCTCTTGTATCCAGGGTCGTCAAACAACATTTCGGGATTTTGCAGGAAAAGGCTGTCGCAATCACATAGGATCACTTCGTCAAATGTGGTATGTTTTAAAATGAACGCCTTGATCTGATACCCCCGCCAGTGTTCAGGGTCGTCAGTAAAATTACGGACATCTTTGAACGTCAGATTCCATTCTTCTTTTCTGGATTCTAAAGCAGCTCTGGCCATATCACTGATTTCCTGCCCGATTTGCCATAATTCGATGGGAAGATTGCAAGCTAATTGGGTACGTAGCGTATGTATATTATATATGAGTAAGCGTTCGTAATGTTCGATAGCGGCGATGATGATACCACGACTTTTCATTTTCCGTTGTGAACTTCCTGCGGGGATTTTCTCCGAAAAATCTTCGATTTTATATGCGACGTTGCTGCTACTCAAATCACTCATTTCATAATGTAATCATATTTTTTTTATATTTTATATTTTATATACTATAAATGTTTTGGAAAAAAAAGGATGATAAAAAGGAAATCAAAGGTAAGGAAGATATACAATACGATCCTGTAGAAAAAGATGATACAACGCTGCAATATAAGATCACCGAGGTTTCCGGATTCGATCAGTTAGACATTACATTGGAAGGGGATGGGTCTATTTACACTCGAGCAGAAGCGCAGATGGTTATGGATAAATCATTGTCGATCGCCGCGACTATCGGTGGAAAAGGTATTTTTAAAGGGCTTTATAGGTCATTTTCTACAGGGACCTTTTTCATTAACAAAATAAGTCCGATCGACGGGGGGAAAGGTAACGTATCCTTGTTCTCGTTCATCCCTGGAAAAATACAAGAGATTGTTATCGAACCTGGTGACTCTTGGTGTATTCATAACAATGCATTTCTAGCCTGTTCTGAAAATATTACGCTTATGACAGGAATCTCTTTTCAAACAACGTTCACCGGGAATGGGGCATTCTATACAAAAGTAGTGAATGAATCTGCGAAGAAGGGGATTTTGTGGTTAATCGCCTACGGTGGTGTTCAAAAACGTTCTCTAAACGCTGCAAACAACTACTACGTTCATTCTGGACTTTTTCTAGCAATGAAGCAATCCGCTTATCAGGATTTACAAATAGGATTATCTTCTAGTATATTTAGTACGATTGCTGGCGGTTTAGGTATTGTAATGGATTTCTCGAAGGTGAAAGGCGGCTCCGAGGATTTTCTTTATTTACAAACCGGAAATTTAGATGAATTCTTGAGTTTTATTATGAATCAAATTACTCCACCTTCCTCCTCATTTTCCGGTTTCTTCTCAGAGGGTGGTGCTAATTGCAAAACGAAATGTGCTCGCAATAAACAAAAAAGTTCAAAAAAATATACTATTAAGAGACTTACATAACCCTATTTATTTCTTTGGGAAAAAATTGATAATTTATTTCTAGGCTATTGTAAAATAAATTATCAAACGAATGACACATCCTTTTATTGTTTCTATCGAGGGGAATATCGGTTCTGGAAAAACGACCTTACTTGACAAACTAGAAAAATTATTACCAAATAGCCACGATTCAGAGGATAAACATTATGTATTTCTGAGAGAACCGGTTCCTCTATGGGAATCTGTTCAAGATCCGAGTACAGGTGAGAATATTCTACAAAAATATTACGGAGATCCATCCAAATATGCATTCCCGTTCCAAGTATTGGCCTATATGACGTTTTATAAACAATTGACGGATGCTATAAAGAATGCGGGAGAAAATACAATGATTATTTGTGAACGCTCTATGCAATCGAGCCGTGCGATTTTCGCCAAAATGTTGAAAGAAAGTAATATCATTGAAGATATGAACTACCAGATTTTGGAAATGTTTTACAAGCAGGTGGACGAGATTCATCTAGATGCAATTATTTATTTGGATGTAGATGTACCAACTTGTAACGAACGAATCAACCAACGTTCTCGTTTGGGAGAAAGCAATATCCCACTTGAATATTTGGAGAAATGTGGGAAATACCACGAGATTTGGTTAAAATCTATTACGGATGAAATTTCAGAAAATGATAGCAAAAGAAATACCAAAATTATGAAATTTAAAAATTTGACAAATGATAATGATATGGTAACATTAATTAAGAATAATATAGAATATGTATATCCTAAGTATATTGGTCATTGTAGCGGGTGCAATACCAAAAATATTATTTATTCGAATGACGAACATTATATTTTATGCAAACACGAAACGACAAAAATTTTGTGCAAAAAATGTTTTAATGATTGCTGGAGAGATGCTCATACAGACGGATGGACTTGGTACGATGACGTGTTTTATACAGGAGAGGAATATGAAGCCGACGATTAAATTAATTGAACTTCACAACGATCCTCACATCCTCCTTCTTAATACATTTACACGCAAATACCGACAATTCCTCGCGCTTCTTTCGCGTTTTGGTCTTGTCGGAAGAAAACGTTTTATCGATCGAATCCGATGTAGAAACAGTGGATATTGACGTTTCGGAATCGGTCGAGCTCCGATGTTTCGACGTACTGTTGCGATGATTCATATCGATTTCGATCGTATCGTAGTTTTTTTCAATGTAATCGATGATCCGGTTCTCAATAGCCCATTTGAAAAAGTTGAGCTGGCCAATGGTGGTCTCCATAATTTTCTCGTCGTTGTAGGGGATCGAAATGCGCTCCCATCGACAAAAGGGGTCGAACCGACGCTTCGAATAAGCCTTGAGTTTGAGCTTGTAGTCGTTGTATACTTTGAATCGCTGACTTTCTTTGGGATTTCGTTGGTCAGGAAGTTCGTATACGGTATAGTATTTCTTGGCATAATTGGTCACGAACCAATCGACAATGCGTAGAGAAATCTTGGTTTCCCCATTGATGATGTGCATCATTTTTTGGAGATTGGTGTGATCGTTGTAAAAATCCATCAAATTTTTCATTAATAGATCGTTTTGGGTATTGAGGTTATTTGAACAGAAAATGGGCATTTATGGATATTAGGTGGGTCTGTTTATGCTATTTTACGTAAAATTGATAATTTATTATTTATTATAATAAAATTATCAAATGACGACAATCAATATATTTAACCAGTTACCTGATGAATTGCTACGAATCATAGTGTCATATGATGGGAGATTCAAATATAGGAATGGCCACTGGATATACCAAATACCGAAGGACGATTACCGATACAATGCAATTAAAAATATTAACCGGAGAATAGAATCAAGACACAATATGATTTCATTTATTGCAATAGGTCAAGAATGTCATCTAACGATATTTTGGGGATATACTAGTTGTGCCGGAGTAATAGATTATTATTATCGATTTGTAAAACAAAAATATAATGAGATATATATATTAAAATAATAACACACTGTTTATACCAATATTAGAGTAAAATGTGTAGATCCGCTTTGCGGATCGGAACATTTTCTCGATCTGTTTCCTAGAATTGGCAGAGCCAATTCGGAAACGGATTATCTCATATTACGCTGACAATCTTTGCAACGGTATTCATTCGACGCAAGAATAACGTTTTTTTTAGAATTATCGTAATTGATTTCGTGTTCCATATCACAAATATATTTCATTATAGCAGAAATATCTACATCATACAAAGTAATGGTTTGAACATGTTGTTTTTTACCAATACCAAATCCAATTTTATATTCAGTATTAATATTAAAATTGCACGCAATTACTCGAACTTCTGTAAGAAAAAAAATGTTTGTTTTCACATAAATATCAAAACACGTATTTATAACATTATTATTGTAATTTACACTGATATCGCTACTATATGTGTATGATTCATCCATTTTTGGTGATTTTCGTGTTATTCGAATCAAATCTGTATTACATATTTTTTCAATGGTAATATCATATATTTTTGTAAAATACTTGTCGGTATTGTTTAATTTTTCAAATATTTGTTGTAGCGTATCCATAATCTATTATGAAATGATGCAATGTATTTATTTCATTTCGTAAAAAGTAAGTATAACGCGATATATACATTAAAATAATAATATAAAAATATTAATTATATTATTACCAATAGAATGGGCAATACTTTTAATAAACCCCCAAATTTTGATATTGATATAAGTAATATTATATATGATAAAAATGTTAAGAATTGTGATGATGCACTTCGAACTTCAATAGCGAAATATGGAGATACAGATATAAATCATTTGATCGGATTTCCGGAAGAACGATCGTTTACAATTACATCTTTTGAAAAATATGGCGGATTGTATTATTATTATACGAATGATGTATGTTTTGATTGTGATATTATCGAAAAAATAAAAGTAAATATGGAAGGAAAAGAAAAAATTAAAATGTTTATAGAAATAAATAAAAATGTTTATGATATCGATGATAAATTAAGAATTCTAACGCTAAGTCTATATGGAAAAAATATTAAATTTATTTTTTGCACATCGGATCCAATTGTAAATCCGATTTGTGTTTCATATGACGCATACGTTGCTAGTAACAAATATAGATATTATTTATTGCACCATCGTATTATTTACGAGAATATTGAATACGATAATGGTAGAATAACTCATATTTCACCATATACGAATTCAAAAATAGTTAGATTATGTAAAAAGTTTTTCACAGAAGATGATATTCCTAATAATATTATTTAAAGTAATAATATAAAAACATTATTTATATTATTATCAATATAATGGGTATTTATCCGGACGGAAATATTTATGGTGTTAGTTGGACAATTTATGATAGTTTATTTGAAGAAAAAGTCAAGTTTGAACGGATTTATTCGGTAAAGACGAAAATGACTGCGGAGCAAATCCAAGAAGTCAAAGAAGAATACGAAAAATTGTCGGAAGACGAGCGACGAACGGCGAACTATCGTGTTTATACATCTGTTGCAGATACATATGGTAATCCAGAACCATATATGATGTGGTGGACTGGAAGTAAACGAATGTTGGAAGAATTGTTCTTGTGTGGGGATGCGCGTTTTTAAATATTTTTATTATTTTTTGGTAAAAAATTTACCATTTATTCCACACATATTCTCATTATTTCTGCATATACTTGCTAGTTTGGTTTCTTCCTTTCCTGAAACGATGTTGGTTGTAGCAAATTTTTGACATTTATAATTGTAATCGATCGGATCACGTTCGTCCAATGGATCAGTCGGTATATGAGGAACGCCAAATTTGCAATCAATACACATATTCGTATCATTGTTTAAAAGAATGTATTTGTCGATGGTCGTACTATTTTTTGATGTAAAATATTTTGCATCTATTCCACACATATGTTCATTGCTTCGGCATTTTAATGCCAATTCTTCTTTCATTTCGCCAGATACCACATTCTTTGTCACAAATTTTGAACAATCGGATCGTTTACCAATAAAAGTATTGTCATAATTGTCGTAGATATTACGTAGAACAAAGTATTTACAATTTATACAAAATTTGTCTGCATTTTTTACAGATAGTCCATATACTAGACTGTTCATTAAAAAATATTTTACCAAATTCATTTATTATATATTATTTTTAGTTTTTAAGTTATTATTTCATTGGTGTACAAAAAATTGATTATGCTGTTGATAATGATAATAAATAGTATCATCATTATGTTTCGATCGTTCAAAAGTTTTGTTGTCAAGAATCAGAATACGATTATGCATACTTCATTTGGAGGAAGTATGTTGGTTGGATCAGGAATTGGAGGTTATTATAATTACACCAATTCCCGTAAGCGTTTGTACAGCGAATGTTGGTTTAATACTACGGCGGGCGCATTATTGGGTGCTTACTGTGGGCTAGTTACGATGATTACTTTACCAATTACTCTACCGGTGGTAACATCGGTTACGGTTCTAAGATACTTTGACAAAGATAGTGGTATCGGAGATAGTGGTATCGAAGAATATGGTTTCGATCATATTCGGTGTTCTCGAGAAGATTCATAAAAAAATAATATAAAACATAAACAATAATACGTTGTATATGTCCGACATTGCTGAAGAATTAAAGAATGTGCATCTAAAAAACTTGTTAACTTATTTATTTTTTCGTGAAAAACGCGTAAGGGAATCCATAAAACTCAGGAGTTGGTTGGACAAAGAAGACGTGAAGAGGCATCATTTGGCAGACGAATACAAAGTGAACAATATATATCAAGATCCCGAGATTAAAAAAATCGCCCTCGAACAAATTGCACTTTCTGGAAAGATGTACAAAATAGTAGAGGATAAATATAAGGAACTGTCGCGGTTTATTCAAAACGGCGATTGCTTGGTAAAATCTCACATCAATGATGGAGAACATTCGGTGTACCCAAGCGACACGGAAATACAGCAAATGGACGTGGATAGTCTTATTCTCGATACTAGAGAGGAGTGATCGAAAGTCCCCAATCCCCAAATTTATGAAAATTATCGGGATGGAAGACGATTTCAAAAAGTTCTCTATGTAACTGGCTCCGGTCTTCTTTCATTTGGTCGTAATCGTACACAAATATATTCGGATTCATAGATAGGGCGTTCCAATCGATTTTATCCCGGTTTTTCTCAAGAATATGGAGTGCATTTTCGTTTTCTGACAGATTCGAAAAATCGATTTTATCAGGATTTTTTTCCAAGAGGGGGATAGCATCTGGATGAAAATTGAGATCAGACCAATTTTCCAAATTAATTTTGTCCAGATGTTGTTCCAAGAAACGGATAATTTCGGGGTTCCGATTCCAAACAGCAGTTGTCCATCTTACCTTATCTAGATTCTTTTCCATTATACGAATAGCTTCCGGGTTCATTGACAGTTCAAACCAATTCACTTTGTCCAAGTTCTCTTCAATCAAACGAATGCCTTTGGGATTTTCTGAAAACCAGTGCCAATCAATTTTGCTAGGATTTGCTTCCAAGATATGAATGGCCGCTGGGTTTCCTGATAAAATATCCCATACTTCTCTCGAATATTCGGGCCTTTCTGGATGGTTTTTTACATAATTTTCCAAGAGTTGAATCGCTTTCGGATTCGGATTCCCAGATAATTCGTTCCAATCGATTTTGTCCTGGTGTCTTTCTAACATATCAACTGCTTCCGGATTCATTGATAAATACGACCAATCGACCTTATCTAGATTCTGTTCCAAGAGTCTGATAGCTCGTGGACTTTTGTTTACTGACAAATTTCCCCAACCGATTTTGTCATAATGTAAGGGGTTTTGTTCTAATAGTTGAACCGCATTTTTATTTCGAGACAAATAAGTAAAATTTAATTTATCTGGATCGATCCAACTCCGTAACTTGAGAGGTATCATTATTATATTAGTATTATTTTATATAATAATGAAAAATAACCTCAATTTTCTATGTATATACTTACTCGATGAACCACGAAATAACGATTTGGTTATTAGTATAAGCTTTTTTCTCGTGAAAAATAACCTTACTATCAATAAATATTTCCTGTAATCTTCTAGCGACTTCCTTAACGATCTCTGATTTTTCATCATAACCTCTATGAAAAATATAACAGTAACTTTTATCACCTTTATCGTTCATAGTGAGCACCTTTTCCTGAATAAATGCAACGTACGATTGTATTTTATTTTCATTGGTTTTTTTCAAATTTTCTGTATATCTTTTTTGTAATTCGTCACGGGTGATGGTGTTCATTTTCCTGCGATAGCTCCCAGAGGGAGCGTTCTCCGGAAAATCTGTGATTTGATATGCCGCGCAGCGGCTCCGCAAATCGCCCATTTCTTTTAAATAATGTAAATTTATCTCTATATTACTTTATTTACATATCACAATCAAACCCCCATCCTGCGAACAATTCGATATTTTTCGGATGGAACATCACCATTATCAATTCTTCGTGCAATCGCATCTTATTATGTTTCATTTGTTCGTAGTCGTAGGTAAATATATTCGGATTTTTTGACAAGAAATACCACGGTAGATGATAATGCGCTTTCCAATGCGATTCAATCAATCGCATCGCGTCCGGACTAGGATTTTCATTGATGCAATACCAAGAAATAAGCTCTGGATATTTTTCCAAGAGAGGTATGGCACCCGGATTTTGTGACAATTGGTCCCGGTTGACCCGATTGTGCAGGTTTGTTCGAATTTCTCGTTCCAGTAGATTTATGGCCTTTGGATTGGCGGACAAATTTTGCCAATGGATCTTGTCATAATTCCGTTCGAGTAGACGAATAGCTGCAGAGTTGCTCGACAATGCAGTCCAGTTAATTTTGTCCGGATGCTTTTCGAGTAATTGCACTGCTTCGGGATTTGTATTTCTACATAACGATGGCCAATCAATCTTACACTTGATTGTAAGAGGAGAGCCCCAGAAACAGAACCATCGAAAACACCGATCAACTGCTTGAGTCGCATCCCATTCCATTTGAATGATAGACATTGCATTCGGATTTTTACTCAATTGGTACCAATCAGCGTCATATAATTTCCATTGATTATTTTCCAAGAGAGCCATCGCTTCCGGATTGGTATTTTTTGATAATCCTCGCCACCGAATTTTATCCGGATGTTTTTTCAAGAGAGGGATGGCGCCCGGATTAGAAGATAGATAATACCACTCGATTTTATCTAGATGTTTTTCGAGAATATGGATCGCGGCCGGATTGAGACATAGGCTGGGCCAATCGACCTTGTCTAGATTTTTCTCGAGAAGATGGATTGCCGCCGGATTGGAAGATAGGGCGGGCCAATTGATCTTATCCGGATTCTCTTCTAATAGACGAATGGCTCGATTATTTTCTGACAATGCCGAAACATATACTGAATGCTTCGGTATCCAATCCAGTAATTTGTATGGTATCATATTTTACGTAATATGATTAAAATAATGGAAAAAAGTCAATTTTATTAACGATACCCCTTAGTAAACATATAGATCATCCCGAGTCCAGTTACAAGTCAAATTAAGGGAGCAGCTTGGGCAACTGCTGGAAAATAGGACATTATAATAGAAATGTTAGAAGACGTACATAGAGCTACATATGCGTAAGCAGGGTGAATCATATTATTTTCTATCATTTACGTTAATAGATAACAAAATATTTATATGATTTTGTAATATAAAAAACATAATTAATTATATTAAAAATGAATAACTATCTTACCAAAAATCATTCGGATTTAGTTTGTTAGGATCGAAGATCCTTTACCAAAATCTATAATCGTCCCACAACTCTTGTTGATTCGGTAAGAAATAGAGCAACCATTCGTTGAACATAAATGGCTGTCTATAGTATTTGAACGACGAAATGTACTTAGTACTTGGACTCGAGAACCGTTTGATTTTTCCGTCATCATCGTCATCTGGTTCCCAGCAAGGATTTCCGTCAGGCAATCGATAATTATAAAATTCTTCGTGCAATGGCTTCAATATGCGTGCTGTAGGATGAATAGGTCTTACCTGGTTCTCCATATCTCTCACCGAATATGTAGAATGATTTGATAACATAGTATGTTGTAGGATTAAACCTACTATTCTTACGGAAAAAAAATCAATTTTTATATAGGTCCCACCCTCTCTCTCCAAACTTCACCAAACAACTTGTTAGCAGTCCCATCAATCACAATCACTGTAAAATACAATGTTACTGCTACAATTGCTACCGGCGTGCACAATATTTGCAATACTATCTTTGGTACCATTCTTGACTAATATTATAAGTATATATTTTTTATATTTTTTATTTTTACAGTTAAAAAGGATGTCTTATATTTACAGTTAAAAAGGGGAATGTCTTAAGAGGTTAGCGAAGCTAGACGTAGGTTCCCTTATAGGATGGGATCATAAGGGAAACCTAGGTTTCCCTTAGTAGGTTCCCTTATATTAGTACCCCCAATCTTCAAATTTTGATATATTGACCGGATGGAACAACATCCTCATCAATTCTTCGTGAAGTAGATTCTTGTTTTCTTTCATTTGAACATAATCGTAAGTAAATATGTTTGGATTTCTTGACAACCCGTACCAACTAATTAGGTCTAGGTTCTCTTTGATTAGATCGATCGCTGCTGGATTTTCCGACAATGATACCCAACAAATCTTCTTCGGATTTGCTTCTAGTAGGTGAAGTGCGGCAGGATTCATTGATAGGGCGGCCCCATTGATTTTGTCGGGATTTGCTTCTAACATATGGATTGCTGCCGGATTTTGTGATAAATAGTCCCAACAAATCTTCTCGGGATTTGCCTCTAATAGATGGATCGCTGCAGGATTTCCAGATAATGTTTTCCATTCGATTTTCTCCGGATTCGCTTCCAACAGATGGAGCGCAGCCGGATTCAGTGACAACCAATACCAATGTATTTTTCCCGGATTTGCTTCTATAAGACGGATCGCGGCCGGATTCTCACATAAACAAGGCCAATCAATCTTATCAGGATTTGCTTCTAGCAGGTGGATTGCCGACGTATTTTCTGACAATATATTCCAACGGACTTTTTCCAGATTTTCTTCTATGTATCGAAGTGCCCGAGCGTTTTTTGATAACCATGCCCATTTTAGTTTGTCTTTGTCGATCCAATCGCGTAATTTATACGGATAATATGGTTCGATGTATTCCATAATTTACGTTATATACGTAGTAAAATTGATTTTAATTCAGTTGCATAATCAATATAATATATCAGTTATGGAGAATCAAATAGTAACAGCTAGATCTTGGTCAGACGATTGGGCAGCGGTCGAAGCATTTTGTACAAAATACGGATTCGGATACGGAAATGTGGTAGAAAATGAAGAAAAATACTCGGTATTTTTCGAATATACGGACGGCGACGAAATGCAGTGTTATTTATCGCAAAATTCAGGTGATTTAACTACGGAACCGACCGTAAAATATGAAGACATTGTACTGATCATTCCTCTCAATGAACGGGATTTGAAGACCGATGTTTGCGAGAAATTGATGAAATATTGCTTGGAGAATAATATCATTACCAAATAATATAAATATGTTTATATATAATACAAAAAATGAAGATTCCTTATCTGTTTTTGGCAATTACTTCGAAGATTCCTTACATAAAGAATATGAATTACCCGGCCTGCATAAACTGTGTTCATTTTACGCAAAATGAGCGATTGAACACGGATTATGCGAAATGCAAGAAGTTTGGAAGAATGGATCTGGTAACCGGTGAAATAACCTACGAATACGCATCGATTTCTAGACGTTTTGACGATTACTGTGGTGAAAAAGGGTTTTTTTACGAAGAAAAAGTCAAGAAATAATTTTATAGTTGGAAATAAACATAAAAAAAGGTATATAATAATTACAAAATGGGGTGTGATTATTATATTAATACGGTTCTAAAAATTGTGCATAAAACAGGAATTTCGTGTATTAGGTTATCAGCAGAACCTGTATATTTATATGGTAGAGCTAAGGATAATGAGGACGACTATACGATTCATCCTTCCAAACGTAGACCTAAAATAGACCATATGAAATCAGAATGTGAAGATGTATTGATTTATAAAAAAGGCGAAGAATCTAGCTACAAATATATGGAAGATCTAGACAAATATGCAATCCTGATTGACGAATACATCAAAGAAAATGTGGATATGAGTTATACATCAAAGAATAAAATTATCATAAATAACGTATTATTTTCACAAAACAATCCGGAATCGGGAGAGTTGTTAAAGGACAAGGACGATATTACCGAAATGTATATTATTGAATTGCGTCAATGGCGCCCATAGCAGCATTTTATAGTTTTTTGTAATCCGTCAATTTGTAATTGACGAATTTCCAGCAATACTGCGGTTCAATCGACAAAACAGTTGTATCGTCGTAACAAATATCGTATTTCCTCATAGTATGTAACGAATAATATGTAGTAGCGTAGGTGAGAATCGTTCTTGTTATGCTCGGCAACTTTATTTGTTTCGGAAAAGTAACTTCAAGACGGCATTTGATCATTTTGTTCTCATTGTCTTCGAATTTATAAACCACAATGTTCTCGGGAACATTAACGTAGTAATCGTCATCATTCGTAAAATACATATGTGCTACTGAATCGTCGATAAATTCAAAATGCAGGGTTAAATTGGGACGAACTCTGTAAGAACAATGTTCGTCCGTATTAAAATTAATCTTTGCCGTAGACATAATATGATAACCTATTTATTGAAATTTTTTTATATCTTTTCTTATTTGTAAAAAATTGATAGACAAAAAGTTGAAAAAACAATCGATATATTACGTAACTGATGTATACATTTCAATTGTTCTCTGATATTCATACGGAGATGGGGAAATCTTTTCCGAAGATTCCACCATTATCTCCGAATTTGTTCTTAGCAGGTGATATTGGTAACAGCGGTAATCCGACGCTGTATGAATTTCTCGATTACTGTTCCCAGAATTGGGAGAATGTCTACTATGTTCCAGGAAACCACGAATTTTATGTTCCTAATTCTACGTTTACCAAACTCAACAATGATTATAAAAAGGTGATCGGAGAACGATATAAGAATGTGCACTATTTGGATAGCGATGTTTTGCCATTAACGGATGAAATAAACTTGTATGCGTCCACGTTTTGGACACGGCAAACTCCTAAGCCATTTCACAGATACGATGGATTCGCGGATTATCTGTACCTTTCCAAGGATGAGGTGATGGCTCTGTCGATCGAACAAGAAGCGAAACTCAGGGCTTATTTGAGCACAAGCACCAAGAAGACCATTGTGATGACTCATTTTCCGCCGTTGCAAACGAACACATCGAATCCACGGTTTGCTAGTACCCCCCAAGATACCAAGGATTATTTCGCGTGGAATCCAGATATTATTGGGGACATTGATTGTAAAAACGTGATTTGTTGGATCAGTGGGCACACCCATTATTCGTACGATTTTGTAGAAACAAATGGTGTGCGTTTTATATCAAATCAAATGGGGTACAAACAAGATGCACTGGGTGATGATACCAATCTATTTAAGGAGGATGGCTTGTTTGAGCTATAATGGCGGGTTCTCCATACGAAGATAACGTAACCATATTTCTATGTATTTTATAACGAGAACAAAGTAATATAAATATTCAATGGTATAAATACGTAACAATGTTATTTTCATCCTTACCTATTGATACTGTTCATCATATTTTGAATTATAATGGAACACTTAAACTCAGAAACGGGAAATATATGGGGCAAATTCCACTAACCGACGAACGATACAACCTATTACGCAATATACCAAAAATGACATTTGAAGAAATTGTTGCGCCATTCTCGTCTCCTAATGATCCGTACTCGTCTCCTAATGATATGATATATATAATTACTGTATCATTTACAAATAAAGACCATTTCTTAGACTTGATTGTTTACGAGTATAATTCAAGACGCAGTCAAGTGACTGTGGAATATCGTAATGACCGTCAAGGAATTACTCTTCGTTATCTTCGCGAATAATGTCTTGTCAATGCGAATATTATTTACACCATTGACGATTTGTAATGGTGTAAATAATATAAATATATAATTGGTATTATTTGTAGAATGGAACTTTCAGAGGAAAATGAAGAACTAAAACAAAAAATCAAAATGTTGGAAGAAGAAAATGCTCGGTTACGGGGAGAATTGGAAGTGCCGAAAATGAATGAATCATTTGCAACGACTCCTACTACTCGTCAAATGATTCCTCCGACTGCGCAAAAGATGGATCGTGAAAAGGAAAATAGTAAAAGTGATAATTATTGTTGTTTTATATGTTGTATAAGCGATGATAGTAGTCGTAACAATAATAATAGAGATTGTTGTTGTTGCTGTAATGGATGTTGCTGTTGTTGTGAAGACGGCAGTGGAGATGGTGGTGGTTGCGAAGGTGGGTGTGACGATTGAATTTAATATGTTTTTACCATTTTATAAAAACATATTATTATAGCATTTTAAGTTTGCTACCTAGAGATTTAAAATAAAATTGGTTATACATCACATTTTTATCAAGAGCTTTTGCTAATGTTTTATCACTTATTTTTAATTGTTTAATGCAGTCATATTTACATACAAATTCTTTAACAAGAATATTTTGACTATCATATTGTCCAACACCATCTTTATATAATATAGGTTCATTGTGTTCTTCCTCAAAAATTTCACGAAGATTATCATCGCATTTATCATATAAAATATAATAGTTACCTTTGGCGATTGTGCCATTTTTTACAGGAGTATCTAATGCGGACGCAGTTTGATATCCATTTTCCAATGCTGCTGTTTTTCTGTCTAGATAAACATTAATTATTTTTGTTTTATCTTGATTTATTTGAGCAATGTAACCCAAACTTTGTACTTTGGTATGTTTTGTTGGAGGAAGATTAATAATTACATTTGGGTCTTTATCACGTTCAACATATAACCATCTATATCCTCCATAAATAGTATTTTCATTTATAGCTTTATCAATGGATGATCGTTTTAATTTATAATTCGATTCTTTTATGCATTCTGCAACAGATTCGAATACTTTGTTCAAAACTAGGGTTTCTGGATTGATTTGTTGAAGTCTATGTCCAACTGTTAGCAATGGTTCACCGAAATTTGTAGTAGTCTTAATAGATGATCCATTAAGTTTTTCTAAAATTTGCTTATTGGATTGTTCTAATTTTTGGATCTTATTCATAAGAATATTCTGTGTAATAATTAAACTCTTAATTGAGTCATTATCATTCGTAATTATATTTTGGTGTCCATTTGTAGAATCACCATTTAACATTTTTTGCATTAAATCACATTTTTCTTGTACCATATCACATTTCTCTTGAATTCTTTCAAAATCTTTTTGAGTAAATTCATTAAATTGTTTTATATTGGAATTAATAATATGTAATATTGTGGTGTATGATAACCCCTTTCCAATATGAAAAAGTTCCCTTTCGGTTTCGTGTCCTGAAAGATCATTTACTTTGTGAAACCTAATTTTTTCGTGACTATGAATAAAGTTTTCAAAATCCTTACTTTTATTAACAGGGAAACAATCTAACAATAGACATTCATCGTATTTTGTTTTATGTTCTTTATATCTTAGTTCGATTCCTCGTCTACTTTCACCGATTTTAACAATATATTCACCTGTATCATATGATTTTACTTTTATAATATAAACCAAATTTCCGCTAGTTCCGTAATCTCTTAAAAGAATTTGTTCTCTCTGAATAGCTTTTTCTTCTAATAATGTTTTGTCAAAATTTTGCTTAATATCTTCTAATTGTAACTTTAATTCATCATTTTCTTCTTGAACAACTTGTTGTAAAAAATCTTCTAATTTAACAAAATATTCGTGAATTTCTTCAGCTTTTTTTGTTTCTGATTTAATGCAAAATAATTTAAATGTTTTAATATTCAACATAATTATTTCTTTATTATGCCCACCTCTACCTTCATTTTTTTGCTCCCCCGATTGGGGGAGCAAACATTTATAATCCTTATTAACAATAAAAAATTTTTCCAAAGTTCGTTTAGCTGCATATTTTTGGTTATATCCTAACCATTGCCAAACATTATCCAAATCAATAACGAAATCGGTTGTTTGACTGTAGTTAAGATAACAATAAAATGAAGAAACAAACAATTGTTGCTGGGTTTCCGTAAAATGTTCTTTAATTTTGTTAATTAAAACACTGTTATAATTACTAGAAAGTTTGGTAATATGATTGTCCTCAATCAAGTTTACAATATTCAATGAAGCGTCCATTACTATACATTATTTCATTGCTTTTCTTTATATTCTTTTTGTTTTAAGAAACAAAAAGAAAAACTAATTATTTATATTTCGAAAATTTTTATAATTTTATTATTATTACTGCAATTATGCTGGTCTAGTTGCTATACGCGACACCCGCCATACCCGACATAACGCGCAACACATTGTAATTCACAGCGTACACACGGACCTTGGCAGTGGCAGTTCCCGAAACAGTGGGGGCGGAGAGCACCAACTGAAGGACGGCATTGTCAATGCGGGAGAAGTTGCACGAACCTGAGGGTTGGTGTTCCTCGGGTCTCAACGCAAAACTGTAGAGATTGATGCCCGTATCGGGGGCGCGGGTGTGGTGCTGGTAAGGCTGGACCACATCGAAGTAGGAACCCTCACGCTCAGAGAAACGGTCCTGTCCATTGAGCTGGAGCTTGGCCGTGACGCAAGGGTTCTCACCCCAGCAGTGCATATCGAGGGCGGTCTCGGCGAGAACGAAGGTGCCGGCGTCAGAGACGAGGGAACCAGCGTTGTTGCCACCGGCAGCGAAGGGGGTGAGGGAAGCACCGTTAGATGCCCACTCGCCCTGGACAAGGCCACCTGCAGGAAGTCCTTGGTTAGCTCCGGGGTACTGGAATGAAGTGCCAGTGGATGCGTTCTCAGCACCGGCCAAGTCGAAGAGACCAGTACTGGTGATGAATCCGTTAGCACCAGACTCAGCCGCCTGGGATCCGAAAGCGTGGAGCGCGTTGGGGAGGGCGTCGATCGCATCGGTGTAGTTGAAGGGCTGGGCACCAAGGGTGTTGAAGAGGACAGAGCCGGCCGAGAGGGAGGCGCAGTAGTCCACGTTCTGATCGGGCTGGACAACCCAGATCAACTCCTTGCAGGGGTGGTTGAAATTCAACTTGATCTTGTTGCTGGAACTTCCCACACTCTCATCGCCGGTAAATTGCACCTGCTCGAAGAGATACTCGTGGGGGTTCTGGGCCATCTTGCGGCGCTCGTCCGTGTCCAAGAAAATATAGTCGACATAGAGGGAGGCAGCCACAAGGGATTGCTGGTAGGCGAGGGACGAAGACACGGTGGAGCCGTCAGACTTGGTCAACGAGGACACGGCCCACAAGCACTCGCCGATGGGGCGGAGATCGAGGTTGATCTTCACCTCGTGGTACTGGAGAGCAATCAAGGGGAGGGCAAGTCCAGGGTTCTTCATGAACCAGAACTGGAGGGGAATGTAGAGGGTGGTCTCAGGTAAAGCGTTACGGGGAGCGCACACCTGGTTGACGGATCCGGTGGAAGCGCAGGGACCAGAGATACCAGCGAATCCGGGGTCGGTGATGTAGGTAAGCTGAGTGGTGTTACCAATCATCTTGAAGTATCCACGGCGTTGTTCCGAGGACATAGTGAGCTGGTTCCAGATGTGCATCCAATCACCGTATTGGCGATCAATGCGCTGGCCTCCGATCTCGACCTCAACGGCCGCGATGAGCTGCTCACCGATGTAGTCGAGCCAACGGGCATAACTGGACATCGACTGGTTGATCTCGGGGAGAGTCACCTGGAGGTAAGTGCGGTAGCACAAATCTCCGTTGCGACTGATGGTGCAGGTCACTCGGCGACCGAAATCGGCCTGACCAGAGAAGGTCTGCTCGATGGATTCCATCGCGAAGTTGGTATGGCGTCTGTACGACACCTTCCAGAAAGTGATCTCAGGGGTTCCAGTAAGGAAGACATCTTGGGCGCCATAGGCGACGAGTTGCATAAGACCTCCAGCCATAATTCGGTTTTTATATACTTTATGCTGAGATAATAATTTGAGAAAAATAAAAATATATTATTTTTATTTTTCGTACTAAAATGATGAAATACCTAAATTAGCTACTATTCACACCATATATGCAGAAAAAATATTTAATAAAAAATAGAGTAAAAAATATTAATCAAATGCCTAAATAAAATAATACCAATATTATATACAAAAAATCAGCATTCGTCGTAAAATAACTGAACGATTTCGATCAATTTATCCGTTTTATTTTCTATCCAATATTGGATTAGTGATTTTAAACATTTTAAACGCATTTCCCAGTCATTCTTAGCATTTTTATTGATTATCGATAGACCACTTGATTTATTGACACTCCAACACGATTTAATTTTTATTTTATTTTTATCGACATATTGATCTGGATTAAACCGTATAAAAACAATATTACGATGTTCTACGTCTTTAGATATTTCCATTAAACGCTTATTTTCGCAACTGCAATCGTAATCTATATGTTGATTTTCATCTATTTCTACAATAATAATCTGATATCCTAGATCTAAAAATAAGTCTGGTCTGCGCCTAGATATACCATTTTGTATTCGCTTATCAGAAATCCATCCAATATTTGGAAATACTTCTAATATATAATCTGAAACGGTTTTTTCCTTTGTTTTGTAATTTCGTGTTATTGGCTTTTCTGGAAAAAGGTGTACGTAACAACGAATGCAATAACCATCGTAAATAGGAGAATAACATCTATTATAACACCAAGCAGATAGACATTTTTTATTTGCAATATCTATCATTTCGGGCGTTTTATGATAAACGCAAAAACGTGGTTTAATTTCTGTAACAACGTTGTAAAGAGGACGATAATTACATCCTTCAAATTCGCACCGTCTATGTGTAACATCTACCATTCCATTTAATTGATGTTCCTTGCAAAAACGGGCAGTTGGTTCGCCGTCATAATTGTAAGATGGTATCTGCCCACAAGATTCACATTTTTTATGTTTAACATTAATCATACCATCTTTCTTGTGTTCAGAACAATGGGTTGCACATTTTTCATTTGGAAATCCATATGATCTAGAATTTGGGCAGTTAGGTTCTTCACAAGATGGATGTTTTAAATCTTTCATTCCATCCAATTTATGTTCAGCACATCGAACTTTTTTCTTCTTATCTGGGTAACCCCAACTTACTGTTTTCTTACAACAATCTCCGGTTTCACCAACATAATCGCACCTCTTAGAGAATACATCTATCATTTCTTCAGTTTTATGTTCTTTGCAATATGCAGGTGGTTTTCCAATAATATTATATAATGCAGATTTTGTGCATTTTCTATCATCATCAAATATATGTTTGCAAGGCATTCGACTAACTAATATATAATAAGAACATAATCTTTGTATTATTTTGCATAAAATTATTTAGCAAGGATGCCCTTCTAATGGGCATCCTTTATATTTAATTATAAGAATGTATCATTTTTTCAAAGGGTAAGGGTAATTTCCTTATCCTTACAAAGGGGTATAGATTTAATCTATACCCTTACCATAACCATCCTCTTCTCTTGTTCTCCATTTTATTGATTTTCTCTTTTAATTCGTCCATTTCAAGGTTGTGTTTATCTATATAATATTTTTGTTGTAAATTAATATTTTCATTGTTTAACTCCATTATTTTATTTGTTACAAATTGATGATACGCACCGAACGTCATAGCACCCAGTGCACCTTGCCCAATAGTTTTGAACGTTTCTACAGAGAATAAGTAGGTTTTGCTCATTATATACTACTATAATAATTTATATTTATCTAATTTTATTATCAGAACAATTTCGGAAATTTGAATTCCTTATACCGTTTCAGCGGTATCTTCAGTAAAAACAGGCCCAAAATGATTAACAATAGGCCGACGTACTGCCCCATATGGTCGAATCGTTCCCCCAAGATGACGAATGCAGCGATCGATTCGACAATCGTACTGATTCCGTCCCACGCCCCGTTCACCATTAGAACCGTCGATCCCTGCAAGGACCGAATCAGAAAATAAAGGACACCGACATATCCAGCGACACCTGTCGCAAAATAGGCCGCTCCGCCCTCGTTCGCAAATTTCTTAAATGCAAAATCGCCTACAATTTCTACAATGGACATTGCAGTAATATCGACTAAACTCATTTCTATTTTTTTATTATATACGTATAAAATTGGATAAACAAATACAATTTTATATTACAAAATGGAGAACAATTTACCAAAAGAATTACAAGATATGATAGGAGAATATAACGTAAACCATCGACCAATGTTTGCCCAAGTAATGAACCAACTCGAACGTAATGTAATATTCTGCAAACAATGTGGTGCAAAATTCTGCAAAAGAAATAAAAATGATAGTATGTGTTCGAATTCCTGTAGATACCAATATGTATCTGGGTGGATAGGACTGGCCTATTCAAATTAAAAAATTGAATAAATTCTTTGTAAAAGAGGACTTATCAACGAACATAACATGAATCAATATCAAGAGATCGAACCTAGTCCCAGTATCATTCCGCGTAAAAATAAAAAGAAAAATACCATAAAAATGGCAGCGCTCTATGATAATATGATTTCTTTAACATATACTCTAAATAATGGTGATTTAGATAAGGAAAAGATTGCGAATCAGACGGAAAGTTTCTCAAGAAATAAGTAATAGATGCCGGTATAATAAAATTGAAATGTATTATTTGTATTTTTTATGAAGATACAAATAATTAGTATGATGATGAGATTTCGTAATCAATTGTTCAGTGTTACAGCTTATTCGGGTATGGTAGTGGCAGGTTTCGCCATTACCGATTACAATCGGAAAGTATTACGAGCCAACGACAATTTAATCTATACGATTCCAAAGGAATATTTGGCGAACAAATTGGATATATTACACGAAGAAGCAAATACTGATAAGCT